GTTCATGGCTATTCAATTAAAACAAATGGATAAGACATTAGATATGGAACCGTACCGAATGGATATCCGTATGAAGAAAAGTGAAACTATTCAAAGGATTTGTTACTTAATTGAAAGTCTTTAACAGGAAGCTTGGCTTTACAGGAAAAGGATATTATATTTAGATATAAATTAAAAAATAAAAGGTTATGGCATTAAACATTCAATCAAACGTTTTTTTGACAGAGTCAGAAATTAAAGAAAAAGCAAGTTCAATCTTCACAACCACTGGTGCTCCAGGTACTAGTGAAAAATATGCTCACATCTCAACTAAACAAATTGTTGAAGATATGGCTAAGTTAGGTTGGGGAGTAGTTGACGCAAAACAAGTACGCGCCCGTAAAGGTGATGGTTATCAAAAACACCTAGTTGTATTCCGTAATAATGATATTGTTATTAATGGAGATGATAACGATAATGCTTTCCCACAGATTCTACTAACTAATAGCCATGATGGTAAAAACGCATTTACTTTCACAGCTGGTTTGTTCCGTTTAGTATGTGAGAATGGTTTGGTTATTTGCTCTAAGGAATTTGAGAATCTTAAGATTCGTCACTATGGATATGATTTTGATGAACTACAAAAAGTAATCAATACTATGGTTAAGTCACTTCCATTGACTGTTGAATCAATGAATGCGTTTAAGAGAAAGACACTTCATCAAGAACAAATTGCTGAGTTTGCTAGAAAAGCAGCTGAGATTCGTTTTGGAGCAGAACAAATTCGAAACATTCAAATTGATTATGATAAATTAGTTGAACCAACACGTCCTGAAGATCAGGGTAGTGATTTGTGGAGTGTATTTAATGTAGTTCAAGAAAAACTAGTACATGGTATGTTTGAATACACATCAGGTAATAAGTTGCGTAAAGCACGTAAAATTAAGAATTTTAAACAAGACCTTGATTTAAATGCTAAATTATATGAACTTGCCGTTGAGTACGCAGCTTAATAGTAAAGCTAAATTAGAGAAATTTATAACTGAAAATTTAGATATAGTTCCCGAAACACACCACCTAGATGAGCTCTGGGTGGTTGTTTCTAGAACATTAGGTAGGGGGATTAATGTAACTAAGGAAAACATTATCGAGTATTATCTAACTTGTGTTAGGTACGATAGCCTAAAAGATTAATCCAGATAGTCAAGTGGCGGAAGAAAGTTATTCCATGGAATGCTTTTGGAAAGACGCGCTAGATGGTTATAGCACTAGGGGTAAAAAAGTCTATGCAAGACAGGATGGTCACTATAATGGCAGCCCGTGAAGGTTCGAATCCTTCCTTGACTACAAATGCTCCCATAGCTCAGTTGGATAGAGCAACAGATTTCTAATCTGTCGGTCTCAGGTTCGAATCCTGATGGGAGTACTACTGTTTATAATATTTATTGTAAACACAACAGTAATGAAAACATTAGTTGCATCACTAGCAATTTTAATTCAGGTTTCATTATATTCTCAAACAATTCCCTCTTCCAAAAGATTCTTAGGTGAAGAATATAGACTATTTCTGTCTGATATAGGCTTGAATAATAATCAAACAGACCAAATATACACAGTTGATTTAGTTGATAAGGTATATGTTATTGAAAGTAATGCTATGAAGTTTGTTTGTGATTTGAAAACAAACACTGCTGAGTTTTATTTTGATAACCAATATGAGACTACTTATAACATCAGATTTTGGGATTGTTATAGTTTTTTTGTTATTGAAATTCCCTCAGCTAAAACCACTTATTACTTCTTTAGAATATATTCTTTAGATAAAACTTGGTAACCAAGAATTCATTCATTATATTCATTCTATATTAGCACCTATAGCTCAGTAGGTTAGAGCAACTGACTCATAATCAGTAGGTCCCTGGTTCGAGCCCAGGTGGGTGCACTAAAAAGTAAGTTATTAAAATAAAGGAGAAACAAGTTAAGATTAAACAACAACAACAAAGTCTCAATTATATGCAACGTATTATAGATGAGGCACCTCGAGAATTAAATGAAAGATTCAATCATGTATATCGTGACATAGATGATCGCAATAATTATCTTCACAGACGTATAGATGAAACTACTTCATATATCGACTCACGTATAGATAAAGCATTAGGTACAGCCAGTGCTAAACAATTAATTAAAGGATAATAACAATTTCAACTTACTTTTTAGAGCGGCTTTAAGCCGCTTTTTTTCTTGTTATATTATAATATATATGAGATAATAATAAGTGTTATAATCCCAACTTAACCCCACTTATCCATATATTTATATATATGAATATAAACAAAATATTTAGTTTATTTAGTTCTTCTGAAGAGCCTGAAAAGAAAGCTACTGAGGTACAGTTATCAGATAATCCTGTAATTTGGGTTAAAATGTTTAAAAAACTAATCATGAATTATGAAACGTTTTCAAAACAAATGATTCATTTCTTTAAATTATCAGACCCACCTTTGGACACTGATGAAATTGAAAGGGTTAGTAGTTACATGGTTTATGAAAGAGCTTATGAACAGTTAATAAAATTAGATTTACAAAACAAAACCCATTTAGATTGTATTTATCTTCACTCAGATGATGATTTTAAATATGCTTTACATAGTGCTTTAAATTATTATGAGACTCAAGAAGAGTATGAAAAATGTGCTTTTATAAAACAAATATTAGACATAAGTGACTTTTCTTAAAAGTAATTTGGCCCCCGATTTTACTATTAGTATAATATAGATACGGGTTTTAAAGAAAACGTAGTAACGTAACTACAGTTATTAAATAATAAATAGTATGAAACATAGAAACAGTATTTTACATGAACTCAATAAGATTGAGGGAATGACAAATCAACTTAACTTTATTGTTAACCAACAACAGCCGATTGAAGAATATAAAGCAGCCCTAGAGCGTATTAGAGAATCTGTTGAACAAGCTAGAGCTTATGTTGAAAGTGAACCTATTAGTGGTTACGAATTAAATCTTGAAGCACGATGAAATTAACAGCAGAACAAATTCAACAAAACTGGATAGATTTAGAGGAAACTATTAAATCATATATTGATGAACCTCGTCGTTCTCAATTATTAGATTTTTACTCTAAATATTCAGAACGTCTTATGTTAATGCCTGCCGCCCATAAGAAAGAATATCATAATGCTTTCCCAGGTGGTTACATTGATCACGTTCTTCGTGTTGTTGATTGTGCTCTTAAATTAAATGAAGTTTGGGTTGAAATGGGAGTAGATACTTCTACTTACACTAAAGAAGAGTTAGTATTTGCTGCTTTAAACCACGACTTAGGTAAAATGGGAGATGAGCATCACGAAGCATATATTCCTCAGGATGACCAATGGAGACGAGATAAATTAGGTGAAGACTATAAATTCAATGATCGTTTAGAATTTATGTCAGTACCAGACCGTGGTCTACATTTATTAATGAGTCATGGAATTCAAATGTCTCGTAATGAATGGTTAGCAATTAAATTACATGATGGTTTATATGATGAAGCTAACAAACCATATTTAATGAGTTGGTCTCCCGAAACTAAACCTCGTACTGCTTTAATTTATATTGTTCATCAAGCAGACTTAATGGCTGCTAGAATTGAATTTGAAGGTGAGTGGAATCCTAAATTAAGAGGTGAAGTTAAGAAAGAAAATAATTTTAATATTTCTAAAACAGAAAAGAAATCACCTGTTAAAACTAAAGCTTTAAGTAACATTAAAAGTGATAGTTTAAAAAACATGTTAGATAGTTTATGATAACATTAATTATTATTTTAGGTATATCGGTCGTGATCTTAGGATACACGACCTTTAACCTCCTTAGAAAGAATGAAAAACAAGAAGATGCTCTAAGTAAACAAGAGGAAATTCTTGCTAGTTACTTAACCTACTTGAATCAAATTTCAGGTATTATTGATCATACGGATAAACGTATAAGAGAAATAGACGCTAGAGAAACATTTAAATCTGATGATGAAATTGGTTTCTTTTTTGAAGCGGTAAAACAAATTCAAAATACTCTTAACCAATTTAAAATAAAATAAGACTATTTAAAATAAAATAAGACTGTGCTAACTGTGAGTAAACCAAAAACAAATACAATGTATTTTACTCAAGAAACAGAGAATGCTATTATTGAATATAACAATACAGCTGATACTGATTTAAGAAGTAAAATATATCGTGAGCGTATTCATTACGCGTTCTTTAAATTAACAGAGAATATAATCCATACTTTTAAATTCTATTATACTGAGGTTGATAATATTGAAGACTTACAACATGAAGTAATTTCATTTTTATTATCTAAAATCCATTTATTCAACCCAGAAAAAGGAGCTAAAGCATATTCATATTTTGGAACTATTGCTAAACGTTATTTGATTATTTCTAACACTAAAAATTATAAAAAACGTGTAGATAAAGCTCCTATTGAAGAATTAGAATCTGATGAGAAATATAGTTACAATATTGATGACACTCCCGCTAATCAAAAATTAATATTGTTTATTGATGAGTATGTTAATCATTGTACTAATAATATCTATAAACTATTTCCTAAAGATAATGATGCTAAGATAGCTGACGCTATTTTAGAATTATTCCGTAAAAGAGAGAGTATAGACGTATTTAATAAAAAGGCACTATACATTTATATTAGGGAGATAATTGATGTTAAAACCCCTAAAATCACTAAGATAGCTAACAAGTTATATGATGTATTTAAAGAACATTATTATTTTTATTTAGAAAACGGGTATACAAATTTCTAATATTTATATTTATTACTAAACAACTATACCATGAATGGATTAGATAACGTAGTGTTTGGTGGTAAAAAATTTTCTGATATATTAGAAGAGATATATAACAATCAAAAGAAAAAAGAAAAACAAATCTCTGCTCTAATATCAGAGTTAAAACCACTAGTGAATGAAATAGGAGACGCCACTTTAATTGTCCCATTAATTAAAGAATACTTAGAAATAGGTGTTAAAAATGATGAACAATTAATCAAAATGGCTACTATTATCCAGCGTGCCATGAGTAATAATGGGACCGCTGAGAATGGTTTTGGTATTTCTGAAGAAGAAAAAGCTCAATTATTAGCTGAAATAGATAAGTTTAAAGAAGATAAGTAATGTCCAAATCTGTAAAATACGGTGCATCTGGACTATCCTTCACAATAGCCCCAAATTCTGATAGGTCTCAAAATATATCCTCACCTGTTGGTATATTTTCTGGGCGAGTTAAAGACATTATTTTAGATGAGAAACATCCTAAATTTAATGAATATGGTGGTTGGAATAGTATAGGAACAGCATTTATTGAAAATACTGTATCACCATCATCTGCTGAGTCTTCATTAAATGAGAATCTCACAGCTGTTATTCCTTATTTTTCTAATATAAAACATTATCCTTTAATAAACGAAATAGTACCTGTATTATATTTAGCTAACTCAGTAGTTGATGAAGATTCATCAGCTGTTTCTCTTTATTATTTACCTACAGTTAATATTTGGAATACTCAAGTTCAAAACGCTATCCCAGCCCAAGAGATTCCAACAGTTAATGATGATAATTATATAAATTCAGTTAATGAAGCTGAGTTAGGATCCCCTAAAAGAATAGTTAATAATTCTTCTGATATTAAATTAGGGAATTCTTTTAATGAAGAAAATTCTATGAATAATCATCCTTTATACCCATATGAGGGTGATATCATATATGAAGGAAGATTTGGTAATTCAATCAGACTAGGCTCAACTGTTAAAAGCCAGTTCACCATGTATCCTAATCTTTGGTCATCAGCTGGTACTCAAGGAGATCCAATATTAATTCTTAGAAATGGACAAAATCTATTATCTAAAACTATATCTAAAACAGGGGATACTGATCCATGGATACCAACTTTAGAAGATATAAACACAGATAGATCTTCTATTTATTTGACTTCAACACAGCAAATCCCAATTACCCCCGCTAGTAATATATATGATTCATATGCTGCTGAAAATCGTCCCCAAAATGTAGATTCATATAATGGTAATCAAATTATTCTGACTTCAAACAGATTAGTATTTAATGCTAGAAATGATTCTATTATATTAAACGCTAATAATTCAATTCATTTATCATCAAATACTTCTGTTAATGTTGATGGTAAAAATAAAATAGTTTTAGCATCACCTAAATTATATTTAGGATCAGCTTTAGGAAAGGAAGGTGTTGAGATTCAATCTGTTGTTTTAGGTGAAAATCTAAATGTATTTCTTAATGACATAGCTGTATTTTTAAATACACTAAGTATAGCATTCAGAACTGCTACTGACTCAGAAGGTGCCCCTATAGTATCATTAAATACTATAGCTGCTGAAGCTGAAATTTTAAGTAAAAACTTGATTCAAGATATTGAAAGCAATAGGTTGTTATCTAAAAACGTTAAAACTGTATAACAAATGGCTGATTCAACTTCATTTTTTCAAGGTAAAATGATTGATGGTGATACTGATAAGGCACTATCAAAAGTTTTAATCACTTTAAAAGCTGAGCCATATTCATCCACTAGTGTAGCCCCAGTTTCATATTCAATAACTGGTTTATATTCTAGTATAAGTTTTGAAGCCACTGTTAGTATTTTAATAACTAATAATGAAAAATCAGCTCAATTAACAGATATTGACGGTTTAGTTTTAAATACTGACCCTGTAGATATATCAACTTCTAATGAAATTTTAATTAAAGAATTAATTAGTAAATATGAGAAAAATTATAGTGTACCTACTGGTACATTCTCATATGAAGAAAAAATAGACAAAGCTCTTGACTCTGAAAAGTATAGTCAAACAACTGAGACAAATGATAAAGGAGAGTGGAGTATATCTGTTCCTACATCTAAAATTAAGAATAAAAAAATAAGTTTATTATTCTCTAAAGAAGGTTATGAATCTAAAAATATTGATAATCCTACTGTAACTAGAACTGAAAGTATTAATTTTAAACCATATGAGATATCTAAAGATCCTATACCTTTTGATCAATTAAAACCTTTAACTCAACAAATATTAAAAGAACAAACTGGTTTAGTTTTAGTTAGAGAAAGAGAATTAGAAAGTTCTTCCTTTCCTCAAGGTGCTAGAACAGCTGGGTGGTGGTATTATAAGGGTAAACCTATCTTTCCAACAGTAGAAGACAAAACAAGAACCAACAAAGTATATGGAGCCACCGCTATACCAGCTAATGGTCCTGACTGGAATGATGGTAAACCATATGATATAACTTTAACTTTTATTAAAGGAGGCACTGGTGGATTAATACCTTATAATATACCATTAAGAGGATTAGGAGCCTACCCAGCTCCTTGGAGTTCATCTGAAACTAGAAATGTGTCTATTGTAATAGCTACATCTCCTGGATCTGTTTCTCTTAGTGGACCTGGTAATTTAGATTTTGGTGGAATAGCGGTTCATGGTGGAGCTAATGAAAGTCATTCTGAAGGATGTGTTATCACATCTGATACTAGAACATTTAATGATAGTTTAAAAGTTTATGATGGTGCTGTTCGAGGTAGAAACAAGCAACCAACTCATGATATGACTCAATTAGTGTATGACAATAGAATAACCACTATATATGTTACTAATGATTTTGATAACCCAGGTAAAGGATTTTACGATTCAGGTGTAACTAATGATATATATGAAATACCTAGGTTAACTTTAATATCATCAATTGAACTAATAAAATCTAATTCTCGAATATTAAAATTAGAATCAACACTTCAAGAGAATAAAATAATAATCAATAGTCTTAACCACTTAAAATTATCATCTCAAGATGTACTAGTTAATCATATTAATTCTAATAGAGCCACTATTAAACAAACTCTCATTCCGGCTGTTATAAAATTAATAGCCCCATTTGGTACTTCAGCTCTTCAAGCAGCTGTAGGAAAAATCCCAACTGACTCATTGTCTCAATTAGTTAATTGTCCTTCATCTAATAATATATTACAATTAATAAGAAAACGTAATTTATTTGTTAAACAGATTAACAACATTTATAATACAATTAAAACATTAACAGCATTATCAGCTGGAGCCACAGTAGTTATTACAGCTATACAAACTGGAATAACATTAGCTAAACTCAGTCCATACCCCGCACCACCTTCAGTCACATTAACTTTAACTGATTTGCAATCAAAATTAAAAAAAGCATCAGTAACTTTAAGTTCTGTAACTTTAGCTTTAGCTGGTTTAGGTGTAATATTAGGCATTGTGTTAAAACTTTTAGAAACTTTAGACCAATTATTACAACAATGTTCAACTGAACAAGATATACCTTATGAGACTATAAATAATGAGTTAAATGAAGCTATTAATGTATCCACAGGTGTTAATAATAGTCAAGTTATAAATGGAACTCAAAATGATAATATATATAAAGACTTTAAACTTGAACTTAAATTAGATGAAACTAATGGGATTGGGTATCCTAGAAGATATGCTCAAGCTTTAAATAAACAAGGAGTAGCTGTACTTAAAACAGATCCATCCTTTGCTTCTGATCCTCAAGTCTTATTGGATAATTTAAAATTTATTATAGATTCAAATCCTAACATAACACCTGAATAGTTTAATATTTATAATCATGAAAACAGATATTTTAAAAAAGTTAATTAAAGAAGCAGTTCGTGAAGCTATTCAAGAAGAACTTAAAGATATCCTTCTTGAAGCAGTACGTTCTCCTAAAACTGTAGTCAATGAAACAGTAAATCCTCAAGTTTTTACTCAACAGCATGGAACTACTATAAACCATGATCTTAGACGTAATCTAAGAAGTATGATTGGAGGTGAATTTGATACTACAATTTCCGCTAACTCATCACATGCAAAACCAGCTTATACTCCTCCACCCGTTAACACAATAGGTGAAGGTTCAAGTTTACCTGGTGGTGAAGTAAGTTTAGATCAAATAATGGGATTAATGACAACTAAATAATGGCTATACAAGTAACAAACCCAAATTTAATTACAATCCAAAATGTTGGGGTTGGAATCCTTCTACCTTTCTCTAGCCCATCAGTATTCACATCAACCCAATCAACAATAGATCAATTAAGATATGATCTTATTAATTTTATATTAACAAACCATGGTGAAAGAGTATTGGAACCTAACTTTGGTTGTAATTTAAGGCCTAAACTTTTTGAACAGTTAACTCCTAATAATATTTCTAATTTAGAGTCATATATTATTAGTCAAATACAATCAAACTTCCCACAAATTGTAATTTTATCATTAACTGTAACTCCTATATATGAACAAAATTCTATAAATTTAGAAATTAATTATTCCGTTTTAAACAGTGAGACTCAAACTCTCCAAATTACTATATAATAAATGGCTGCAGAAAATAGAGATATAAAATATATTAATAAAGACTTTAGTGAATTAAGGAATTCATTAGTTGAATACGCTAAAACTTACTTCCCAACAGTTTATAATGACTTTACCCCATCATCCCCAGGTATGATGTTTATGGAAATGTCTGCTTATGTTGGAGATGTTTTATCATTTTATCTTGATAATCAAATTCAAGAAAACTTTATTCAATTCACTCGTCAACAGAATAATCTATATACTTTAGCTTATATGTTAGGTTATAGACCTAAAGTAACAACTGTAGCCACAGTTGATGTTGATATTTACCAACAAGTTCCTTCTAAATTATCAGGTAGTGTTTATGTTCCTGATTATAGTTACGCTCTCTTTATAAAAGAAAACGCGTCTGTAGCTTCTAGTTTAATTAGCACAACTAATTTCTTAATCCAAGACTCTATAGATTTTAGTTTCTCTAGTTCTTTAGACCCAACTCAAATCACTATATATTCAGTACTTGGAGCTATTCCTGAATTTTTTCTACTTAAGAAAACTAGAAAAGCTATATCTGCTAATATCAAAACAGTTAGTTTTGCTTTTGGAACAGCTGAACGATTCCAAACAGTAGAAATAAATGACTCTAATATTATTCAAATATTAGATATTGTAGACAGTAATGGTAATGAATGGTATGAAGTACCATACTTGGCTCAAGAAACAATATTTGATAGTGTTAAGAATACTAATCCTAATGACCCTAACACTTACCAGAACCAAGAAGAAGTACCATACTTATTACAATTAAAAAAAGTACCTCGTAGATTTACAACTCGTTTCACATCACCATCAAATTTGCAAATACAATTTGGTGCCGGAACTAATACTCAAAATAATGAAGAAGAGATAATTCCAAATCCAAATAATGTTGGTTTAGGTCTTCCATCTAGACGTTCATTGTTAACAACAGCTTTTTCACCAACTAACTTTTTATACACAGACACTTATGGTATAGCCCCAGCTAGTACAACTTTAACAGTTAGATATTTAACAGGTGGTGGACTAACAGCTAATGTCCCTGTAAATTCTCTTAATAATATTAGCTCCACTAATAACATTGTATTCCAAAATACAAATCTAGATCCAGTTTTATCTCAAACTGTTTTTGACTCAGTGCTAGTGAATAATGCTGAAGCTGCCTCAGGTGGTGGAGGTGGGGATACAAATGATGATATGAGATTTAAATCATTAACAACTTTTGCCACTCAGTTAAGAAGTGTCACTCAAGATGATTATTTAGTTAGAGCTTTAAGTCTTCCTCCTCAATATGGAACAATAGCCAAAATATATACTGAACCGGAAAAATTAGAAAATTTACTCCCAGGTGAGACTCCTTCAGTATTAAATATGTATATTTTAGCTTTTGATAGAGATAAAAAATTAATTCCAGCTTCCTCAACTTTAAAACAAAATTTATCAACCTATCTTTCTGAGTATAGAATCATAAATGATTCAATTAAAATAAAAGATGCTTTTGTTATAAACATTGGGATAGATTTTGAGATAATTGTATTACCTGAGTATAATAATAATGAAGTAATTATTAATTGTATTAAGGCTTTACAAGATTATTTTAATATAGATAAATGGCAGATAAATGAACCTATTATGTTAAAAGACTTATATATTCTTTTAGACAAAATAAATGGAGTTCAAACTGTTAAAAATATTATAGTCACTAATAAAGTAGGCTCAATATTAGGATATTCTGATTATGCTTATGATATAATGGGTGCCACTATAAATAATGTTATATACCCTTCATTAGACCCAATGATTTTTGAAATCAAAAATCTTGATACTGATATTAAAGGACGTGTAGTACCTTTGTAATTTTTATATTTATAATAAAAAATGGCTGTATATAAGATATTTCCAACCCAAGATGCTTCTATTTACTCATTATATCCTGGTAAAAATACTGGGTTAGATGAGATCTTAGAGGCTTCAACTACTGTGAATAGCTTAACCGCTTACCCTCAAGCTAGTAGATTTTTAGTTCAATTTTCTACTTCTGAGATAAATGATATTATTGATAATAAAATTGGTTCTTCAACTTGGCAGGCTAATTTTAGAGGATATGTAGCTAATTTAGAAGGCTTAAACCTAACCACCATATTAGAATTTTACCCTATTTCAGGTTCATGGGATATGGGCACAGGAAAATACTCCTATACTCCAGAATATACAAATGGTGTAAGTTGGACTTATAGATCATATTCTGGAAGTAATGCTTGGAGTACTAGTAGTTTTTCATCTTTTGTGACAGCTTCATATGGTGATGAACCAGGTGGAGGAACATGGTATATTACCTCATCTAATGCTTCTGTTTTACCTATTTACTCAACTCAAAGTTTTGGATATTTTGATTCTGGTGATATTAATGTAAATATCACTAATATGGTTAAAGCATGGCATAATGGTATTATAGTTAATGATGGTTTCATAGCTAAACAAGCTGTTGAATTTGTAAATGATCCAAACTATCAAATTGAGATGAAATTCTTCTCAAGAGATACTCACACTATTTATCCTCCACAGTTAGAATTTAGATGGAGAGATTACACTTGGAACACAGGATCATCTTCTAATAGTGTACTTTCAACATCAAACGCTACTGTAGCTATAGATGAAAACCCAGGAGTATTTAACCCTGAAAGTATAAATAAATTTAGAGTAAATAGTAGACCGACATACCCATCAAGAACTTTTATAACATCTTCTTATTACACTCAAAACTATTATCTCCCAGTATCATCATATTATGCTATACAAGATTTAGACACTAATGAATATGTTATTGATTTTGATACCCAATATACTCAGCTAAGCGCTGATGATATAGGTAGTTATTTCACTTTATATATGAATGGTTTAGAACCTGAAAGATATTACAAAATTTTAATTAAAACTACAGTTGATGGTTCAACATTAGTATTTGATAATAATTATATTTTTAAAGTTGTAAATGGCTAATTTTTCTTTAAATAAAACTGTTTTTGATAAAAAAGAGTATACAAATGTTATTGATACTTCTTTTTCTCAAGCTAATATCCCAGCATCACCTATTGAGGATACTATCACCCCAGCGGAGTTTTTTAACTTATATAACACTATATTTTATGATATACCTACTACAGGTGAGGTAAATTCACATGAATATATAGTTAAAAAAAGTAGTGAGTATATTGGAATTTCATCTACAAATGAAGATGTACAAATGTTATTAGACGAGATAACTTCTCTTCAAAAAGAATTATTAGCTGCTAATCAACAACTTATAGCAATGCAAGTTTCTTCAAGTGTTTCCTCAAGTGTTTCCTCAATTAATTCTTCTTTGATGTAAAATGGCTCAAATACAAGAAATATCTCCCTCACCAATTGTAAATCAAACCTATTCTCCTAAAGATACTAATCTTATCACTAGGGAAACAGTATCATCTAGTTTTGATCCATATGTTAGTTATATTGAATATACAATTCAATCTCAAAACAGATCTTATCAGTTAACTAATCAAGATTACAAAGATTATAAAGTAATTAATAATACATCTCCTATTGGGTCAGTATTATATGATATTGAATTAGATCCTGAAGGTGATTTAAGAAGACAAGGATTTTCTACAGGTCAATGGAATGTTTTATATAACTTTTTAAATAATGAGTTATCATCATCCTTTTCTAATAGAGCTTTCTACATTAAAGAAATCTCCTCAGATAGAACCGAAATTAGATTAAGTAGTACAACAGTAACTAGTCTTCAGTTTTCTTATGTTTATTATGACTTTAAAACTAGATTAGATAGCGCTAGTTATTTTAATGACTTTTATTTAAACTTTGGTAATAACAAACTTGTTATTGCTAATAATATTTTATATAACGGTTCAACCTCAGGTGAAGAATTTGATTATGATTTTTTAATAAATTTATATGAACCCTTACCTAGTGAGTTTAATGTAAAAGATACATTATGGGTTGTTACTCAAGTAGCTGATCCATTAACCTTTAATATATATTTTGAACCTACAGTATTTTCACCACAAGTAGTATCCTCAAATATTAAAGGCCCAAATGTAGATTTACCTATAAAAGATAGAATTAACAATTCAACTAATTATCTTAATTATGAAGAATTATTAACTACTGGATTAAGTACATCTTATAATCAAATATTATCTTATTTAAATGATAAGAGTATTAATATAAGTATTGATTACAATAATTTTTCAGATTTTGTTTACTTCTCTTCAGCTGCTTCCAGAATTCAAAATTTTTATTATAAAGTTCAATTATTAGAACAATATAATGCTAACCTTACATCAATTTTAACAGTTGAGTCATCATCATTATCCTCCAGTTATTCAGTTGTTCAAGATAAAATTAAAAATGTAATTGAGAATTTTGATGGTTTTGAATATTATTTATACTTTTCATCTGGGTCAAATACTTACCCTAAAGGTACCACAACTCCTCCATATGACTTAATGTCTAGTCTTAGCACTGAGGTTTTAAGTTGGTATAATGAACAGTTAAATAGTGCTTCAATTTATGATGAGAATAATCAAAACAAATTAACTAATACTATACCTCTTTATTTAAGAGACGATCCTCAAAATGAGCCATATAATGTCTTTATCAATATGATGGGACAACATTATGATAATATATGGATTTATTATAAAGATGTAACAAATAGATATAATGGAGATAATCGATTAAATTATGGTGTCTCTAAAGATCTAGTAGCTGATGCTATAAGATCATTTGGATTAAAAATTTATCAAAATAATTTTAGTACTAATGATCTATATAATGCTTTCATAGGATATAATTTTTTACCTTCTAGTAGTTTTTCATCAAGCATAGATGGTAATGTATACACTGTTAGTCCTTTTATAGATGAAGGTGATATAGGTTATTATTTAGATGATGTTATTTACTACCCTGGAGATCCAACAGAATTAATTACTAATTATATAACAGCTTCTCAAGAAGCTTTATATACACCTCTAGATGACGTTAATAAAGAAATTTATAAACGTATATACCATAATCTACCTTTATTATTAAAACAAAAAGGAACAATATCTGGTTTACGTAATCTTATTAATTTATATGGTATTCCTGATACTATTTTAAGAATTAGTGAATTTGGAGGTAGAGATAGAGATGAAACTACATATGATTATTTCTATGAAAGATATAATTATGCTTTTGATAATTTAGGATCAAATAACTGGGTTAGTTGTAGTTTTCAACTTAATAATAGTTGGGCTTCAACAGATAATAGACCTGAAGCTATTCAACTTAGATTTAAAACAAATGGTTTCCCTCATATAGACGCTCCTGCCTCTCAAAGTGTATTCAGAATTCTTGAAAACTCAGCAGCAACAACCTCACCAGCTCTTATATTAACATATACAGGTTCAGGTTATACTACTGCCTCTTATTCTTATCCTGATTCAGGATCAAATTATTCTCCTGATTATCAATACGCTAGATTAGATTTTGTACCTAATCCGTCAGCATACCCAAATGAGTCAGCTAGTGTTTATTTACCATTCTTCGATAATGATTGGTGGTCAGTAATGGTTAGCAGAACAGGAACTGATGATTTTACATTATATGCTGGTAATAAATTAACATATAATGGATATGATGGTAATCAATTAGGATTTTTAGCCTCCTCTTCAGTAACTAGTACTAGTAATAATTACGATACAGCTGATGTTTTTTATTTAGGTGTTGCTAATACTTTTACTTCATCACCAATTAATCCTCATTCTTATTTTAGTGGTTCATTTCAAGAACTTAGATTTTGGACTGATCCTCTAGATATTCATGCTTTTAAGGATTTTGTTATGAATCCTAGTTCTACAGATGTTTTTAATTCTGAAGATCAAGATTACGCTGATTATTTAGCATTTAGAGCTTCTTTAGGTAATGAATTATATATAAATTCATCTTCTATTCATCCTAAAATAACAGGATCATGGAACGCTATAACTCAATCTTTCGCTGCGAATAGTAATGTTGATTTTAGAACTAGTTCTTTTGCTCCAAATATAGAGACATTTTTCTTTAATTCACCTATAGCTGGGTTACGTAATAGAATAACAGACAAAATACAAATTGTATCTTCAAGTTATCC